ACGTGTGCTCTTCCGATCTGGGTGTATTAGGTTTGCAAGCACCACCCTTGTCATTTCCCCCAAAAAAGTCTTTTATTTTTGTGCAAAATTATCTTAGAAATAGCTTGACAAGCCCCGGTTATTCATGCTATAATAGGACCATAAAGAAAAGGAAGTGACCCAAAGAAAACAGAAAAAAGAAATTCAAGAAAAAAGAAAAAAGTGCTTGACAAACCGAATAAAATATGGTATAATAAAGACATAAAGAGAGGAGATAAAACAATGTATAAAGTAGATATTGATACGTGGAATGGCCGTGAGTTTTCCGTCGGTGTGCAGTCATTCACGGAACTGCTTAGGCTTGAGAAAGTTATTGAGTTTAACGGATTCACAAGAATGCTAAGCGTGACCAATTGCGAAGCCGTCCGACACGTCCGCCCTCACTTCATCTATCGCACCGAAATTTTCGAAGCTGGTGAGGGCCTTTCGATGGAGCTTCTTCACGACAATAACGACGTCCTTGACCTGTTGTTCAAACCTATGAGCCGTATTAGAATTGGCGAAACGGATGATATCTAAGCCCCCTGACGAGTATCTGAGAATTGATACGAAACGGCCCACGGGCCGTCGGGGCCTGAAAAGGCTACTACCAATTACAAGGAGCAAACAACAATGAAACAGTATGAAAAGAATGGGTATGCAAGGCTGTGTTTCCACTTCGGAGATACAACGGACCTACTACAAGCATACAAGAATCCCAGCCCCGCCAAGCGTGCTATCTGGGATGAGATTAAAAACCGCGCTAGATCTCTTGGCGGTATGGCTACAGTATGCACGGCCAACGCAATGGTATTCACAGCCGCCATTTACTACTGGTCTAATAAGGAACTGTACGGCATTTATATTACACCGACGCATGAAACGCACGTTAATTTAACGAAAGGAGTGTTGATTCATGATTAAGTTGTATCTTCGGCACGGCGTAAAAGGTGACGTAATAGAAGCCCGCATATTGCGCAAGACCCTAAAATTCGCGCAATCAAAATTTCAGACAAATGGTTGTGCCTTTTGTGGTGATGACCCTTGCGCCTGTAGAACAGCCTGTAGAGACATTGAAAACGCCATATCATTCATTGAGGACTACTTAGCCAGCGAGAAAGGAAGTGATTAACAGTGCTTGATAGGATGTTGTTGCAACAGTTCGCGCAGGCCGTCCGCAATGTTCTAGAAGATTCCCGGGTTAATCGCCCACATGATTATGCTGACGTGCTTATCATTGAAAACATTCTTCCACAAATTGAAGCCTATGCTCTCTTTGGCGGTGATTCCTTTACATGGTAGAAACGCTGTTCACGCAGGAACAAGCAGAAGCCTTAGACGAAGACACGTTAAGAGAAATTTACACTTTCGCCGCTAGGGTTTTAGCAAGTGATTCTTGTTGTGGCAAATGCCGGGTTTGCAAAATCCGCAGAATCTGTTTAGCACTAGTACGATTGCGCGTATGGACAAAGGAAATGCTTCGACAGCGGGGGCATTAAGCCCCCGATACCGGGTGAACCGTCTTAGATGGGTTCAACTCCCGTCCACCCGAAAAAATTTATGCTGTAAAGGAGCAAAAAACAATGAAAAAGCGTATCATCACTCGCACCATCACCACCACTGAGGTTGACATTTTTGCAATCGACCTCAACACCGCTGAGCCGTATAACACCACTATCGTGATTAGCGGCGACCTGTCCAAGGAAAAGAAGCCGAATGCCGTCATTGCCGAAGTCTATGACAATGAAGACCGCAAGTTTCTCAAGTCTCTCGGAATGCGCGTCCGCGAAGACCTCTACGCGCTGGATGAGCAGAAATTCTTGGAGCTTGCTACCAAGGTCGAGAAGACTTCCAAGGAGGGTTAAATTATGGCTATCAAGACTGAACTTATTTCCGCTTCCCGCGACTTCACAAAGCGCGAAATTCTCAAGCTGGCTGACTTCACCAATGCAACCAAGATTGACGAATTGCTTGCTGGCGGTGACTTCACCCTGAACATCGACTATTGGGCCGTACTCCACGTCGAAAATGACAAGAGTGAATCTAAGGAATACAACAAGTGCGTTATTGTCAATAAAGAAGGTGAGAAATTCACCACGGGTTCCACCACCTTTATCGCCACTTTGCAGGATATCTGGGAAGCTTGCAAGGATGATGGTGAAGATATCGTTGTTGACGTGTATCGCGCAGAATCCCGCAACTATTCGGGCAAGTATTTCATCACTTGTTCGCTTGTGTAAACGGAAAAGGGCGGGGCTTAGTCCTCGCCCAACCCTTAAATAAGGAGGCGATATTATGCCAGATTATAGTAGCTATTCTATGGACGCCTTAGAAAGAATGTATGAATTCATTAGCAAGGCTAATATGGAATTAGAATGTCAGGAGCCGTGTATTAAATGTTGTATACGGATTGATTGCGATAGGTTACAGCAGGTTCAGAACAATATTTATAATGAAATTCGTAAACGCAGATTAAAGGGGGCTTTCCATGGCGAAGAAAAAGAAAACCAACCTTGAAGAAGCCTTTAAACGGGAACAACGTCGCATATATAATTTCGTAACCCGGGCAAGCAAACGTGGCTTTCAGTTTGATTATCCAGACGTATTTTTGCCAGAGGGTAAAAAGCCTACCAAGCGCGATGTTATGCGCCTGAAAGGGTGGACACCTGAACGGTTATATAAACGCGCTTTGTATCTGGATGAACAGACAGGCAAATTTTTATCAGGCGAAGAGGGCCGCAAGCTAGAGAGAAAACGTGCCGCTGAAAAGGGCATTGCCAAGAAAGCCGGAACGTGGGTAGAGCCAACAAACCGGGAATACCTACCATCCCAAGCAGATTTGGTGCTGGAACAGGTACAACAAGATATCCGACATTTCGCACCGCTAGATAAGTGGTCCCCATCTCGCAAAGCCGTAGCAAACATTCATAATGATGCCCTCATGGAAATGTTGTGGAATCAAATAGATGAAGAAGGCCGTGAGATCGTAGCCGCAAGACTGGAAGAACACGCGGTTGAAATAAACCGTGCAATGTATGTTGTGCAAATGTATAAAGACAATCAGGTCGTAAATGCCGCACTACATGACTTCCAACGTATCATCAAGGGCACTCCCCTATCGCTAGACGAAAATAAAGAAATAACGGCGTATGGGGAGATGCAGGGTTATGGCCAAGCGGAGGTATAAATATCTTGTAGCAGACTTCGAGACAACCGTTTATTCAGGGCAGACAGATACGCAGGTTTGGGCGGCGGCTTCCGTCGAATTAGGAAGTGAAGACGTTAGAATCGACGGAAGCATTGAACAGCAATGGGAATACTTCAAGGGATTAAAGGCTGATTTAATTGTCTACTACCACAACCTAAAATTTGACGGGGCTTTCTGGTTAGATTATCTCATCAACGTTTTAAATATAAAACAAGCTTACGATTGGGACGGTAAAAATCCTGAGACTATCGTTTGGCGTTCAAAATGGGATATGGAGCCTAACACCGTTCGATATAGCATCAGTGACATGGGCCAATGGTATAGTATCGTGGTAAAAGTCGGACGAAAGTTCATTGAATTTCGCGACAGCTTAAAGCTACTACCATTTTCTGTCAAGCGAATTGGTCAGTCTTTTAGAACAAAGCACCAAAAGCTAGAAATGGAATACGAGGGACTTAGATATCCCGGGTGCGTTATTACACCAGAAGAAAGAGAATATATCGCTAATGACGTGCTTGTTGTTAAGGAAGCACTTGAAATTATGTTTAGTGAAGGTCACACCAAGCTAACGATTGGTAGCTGTTGCCTAGACGAATTTAAAAAAAGCCTCAAAGCTGAGACATATGATGAGCTGTTCCCAAATCTATATGACTTTCCACTAGATAAGTCGTTTGGATCAGAAAATGCTGGCGAATATATTCGCAAATCATACCGTGGCGGCTGGTGTTACTTGGTCAAGGGCAAGGAAAACCAAATAAAACGTGGTGGAACTACTGCCGACGTTAATTCTTTGTACCCTAGTATGATGAGTTCTGAATCTGGCAATGTTTATCCGATTCATCAACCGCATTTTTGGAAAGGGCCAATACCGGAGTTAGCCTATGCAAACTCGCACTTCTTTTTTGTGCGTATACGCACCAGATTTTATATAAAGGAGGGCAAATTACCTTTTATACAATTGAAGCATTCATTTAGCTATAGCGCAACTGAAATGCTAACCACTTCCGATATCTACGATCCAAAAACAGGGAAGTATTATCGTTCCTATCTTGATTTTGACGGCGAAGAAAGACCCGCTGTCGTGGAAATGACGTTGACTTGCACAGATTGGTATTTGTTGAATGAACACTATAATTTGGTTGACCTAGAAGTTCTTGACGGCTGTTGGTTTACTACAACATTAGGCGTTTTCGACGAATATATAGAGAAATATAAACAAATTAAGCTTCTTTCAAAGGGGGCTAAACGTGAGTTAGCAAAGTTGTTTCTAAATAATCTATATGGCAAACTAGCAAGCAGTACAGAGTCAAGTTTTAAAGTTGCATACACGAAAGCGGATCACTCATTAGGTTTTATTACGGTGTCGGCGCATGACAAAAAGCCGGGTTACATTGCAGTTGGCTCAGCTATTACAAGCTATGCCAGAAACTTTACTATACGCGCGGCGCAAAAGAATTATCATGGTGTTGATTCACCCGGGTTCATCTATGCTGACACGGACAGTATTCACTGCGATTTAGCACCGAAGGATATTAAGGGAATTAAGGTACATGACAAAGATTTTTGTTGTTGGAAACTAGAAAGCTGTTGGGATATTGGATATTTTGTTCGCCAGAAAACCTACATTGAACACGTCGTGAAGGAAGACCTTGAGAATTGCGAACCGTATTATAATTTAAAGTGTGCTGGTATGCCGCAAAGCTGTAAAGACCTTTTTGTGCAGTCCATGGAGGGAGGGCACACGTCTTCCGATCCAGACGAAGCAGATTTTTTAGCAACAAAACGAACAATAGAAGACTTTAAAATAGGACTTCGCATTCCCGGAAAACTTCTTCCAAAACGTATACCCGGCGGCGTCCTGCTTGTTCCTACAACCTTTGAAATGAGATAGCCCCCCACCAAAACGGTGAGGGGCTATGTCTATCTTTAGCCGGAGTGGTTTCAAGGCGGCCAGCTATTGCCGATAATGACATACGGCGGCATATTCCATCCGTGCTATCCGCTGCCATCAGTGAAATTAGCCCCGGTAGATAGCTAGAAAGATAAGGCACTAATTACGGCCTCTTTGCATTGCATATCCTTAAATCGGAAGCAACCTTTTTTGAAATAATAACGCATATTACACACGAAATCATCGAACTTATTAAGCATAACATAGTTGATTTGATGATCCTCTGTAGTCACAGTTAATCTATAAGGGTATGTAGAATCTACACGCCTGTCACAGTAAATAATGCCCTGATTTGGGTATTCTCTTAAAGCATAGTCCGTGCCCATATATCTTAGTGTCCCTAGATATCTTGAATTACCCTGCGGCGTTTCGATGAATGCTACGTTATCGTTTAAATAAGTGCTTTCAGCTGAATAGGCGACATAAGAATTGCTGGCAAAGGCTTTGCTAAAACCGCTTGCTTTTAACGCTTCTGATGCACTATCATTGTAACCCTGTTCAAGCACAAACCCATGACCACGCAAGAACTTTGTGTCTGATTTGAGCCGTGCGCTTATTCCCATTTCAACATAATACGGATTAACGATAGACACAGGGTTAGCGCACATATATACTGGCACATACCTAGTTTGCTTTCCCTGACCTCTGGCAATACTGGTATGAATGCTCAGAAATTTTCGTATTTCATCATTGCAATAGTGATCGGTTTCGCTTTGAAATTCATCAAAGAACATACGTTGAACATCACTGAATAAGTGCGCATATTTCTTGAGCTGATCCGCACTATTAAGCGAAATAGCATATCCACACGGTTTCTCATCTAAGAAAAGTTCGTGGTAAATCCCTCTAGCTTTGCGCTTTGATTCCATTGTCATGCCCCCAAAAAACAGTGACCCGACGTCCTTAAAAAATTTGTCCGCGCAATCATCAAGTTCATAATTAAAGCGGTACAAAATAGCGAATTTCTCACCATATGCAAGAAAACGCTTTGTTAAAAGCCGGGCAAAATAGGTGGTTTTACCACCTGTTCGGTTCGTAGTAACCATATAAATTTCCGGCTTATTTCCGTCTATGTCTGTCAAACTGAGGAGCTTTGTTCCGTCATAATACTGGCTTGTACACATGAATACAATCACTCCCCCTAGTTTATTATATCATATTTCTTGACAAAAGTCAACCCTTGTGGTATAATAAGTTATGGGCGAAAGGTGGTGAATGTATCATGGACGTGAACGGCATTACCCAGATTATCGCAACTCTAGGCTTTCCTATTGCGGTTTGTTTGATTTGTTTCTGGTATATCAACAAACAGCAGGAAAGTCACAAACTTGAAATTAGCAATCTTACGAACGCTTTGCAAAATAACACCATTGTAATGCAACAGCTTGTGGACAAACTGGACACAAAGGAGGTTTAAATGAATAAGCTGGAAACCGTGGCGCGTGAAGTGATTATTGGCAAGTGGGGAGACGGCGACGAACGTCGCAAAAGGCTGACTAATGCAGGGTATAACTATGCTGAGGTTCAGGCCATTGTAAATAAGCTCTTAAACGCCGATAACGCACGCAAAGAAGAACCAACTAACAAAAGCGTTCTAACCGTAAATATCGATTTGAATAAGGTTAGCGGACTAATCCTTAATTTTGAGGTATAAATATGGCTTGGTATGCAAAGGCAAAGGGCGGATATAACTATACGACCGTAGAGGGCCAATCAAATGCAACCGAAATGTATTTTATGTGCCAAGACAATGGATGGTCCGCGCCTAGTATTTGTGCCATGCTAGGCAACGTAATGGGCGAAGGTGGCGGCAACCCTTGGCGTTGGGAAGCTGACAATGTACCGACCTACGCCCAATTTGTTGAGTGGTCTTCATCTGCACCCATGCAACACGGTTACGGCTTGTTTGGTTTTACTCCCGCAAAATCATATATCAATTCTACCAATGCTTCCAAGTATGGCTCTATCGGATATGGCCCTAACTTTTCGGACCAACCGGGTAAGTCGTCCGATGGTGCGGCGCAGACACAGTATTTCCTTGATACTGTTCGTAGCAACTGGGGCTCTGGGCTGTACAACTACTACAAAACACAGTTTGCTAACATCGGCGTAAACATCGACGATTTTTATTATATTACCTTTGACGAATTTATCGCTGGCAAATCCTCTAGTGGTGAGGCTTACACATTTGAACAACTTGTCGGTGCATTTGAATTGAAGTATGAAAAACCGAACAACGTGTCTGCGGCAAATTCATATGCATACAGACTGACAATGTGCAAAAAGTGGGCAGATTATTTCAACAGTAATCCGCCGGGGCCTCAACCAAGTAAAACAAAAAAATTACCTATCTGGTTTTATCTGAAAAGGAGGACATGGTGAATGGCCGTTAAAACTAAAGCGGAACTGCTTGAAGCTATTCGCAGGGTGGTGGGGGAATCTACGGATGATTCCGCACTAGCAATCATTGAAGACGTTTCTGATTCAATTGATTCTCTGGAAGCAAATAGCGGGGCCGATTGGAAAGCTAAATATGAACAAAATGACGCGGCATGGCGGCAAAAGTATAAAGACAGATTTTTTGCCGCCTCAGATCCCGATGACGACGCAGGCGATTCAGACGATGAGCACCCGCTGACGTTTGAGGCACTTTTTAAGGAGGAATAAAATGCCTAGAAGAATTAGCGTAACTACTCTTAACGCTTCCACGATTGACATTCTGAATACGATTAGAGCAAACGCTTCCCTTGAATATCAGAATCAGGTTCCCGCCATTACAAAAGAAAGCGACATTCCCCGGGTTGGCGAAGTCCTGTACGGCTATCCCGCCCTCGCCAACCAGTTCATCAATACTCTGGTGAACAGAATCGCGGCAGCCCGTGTGAAGTCTGCGGTCTTTAACAATCCGTATAAGGACCTCAAAAAGGGCTACCTTGAATTTGGTGAAACCATTGAAGACGTGTTTGTGAACATCACCAAGGCGCGTGAATTCTCCGTCGAAAAGGCAGATGCCCGGGAGCATAAACGGTCTGTGCCTGACGTCCGAACCGCATTCCACACGATGAACTATCGCGTTCAATATCCTATCACCATTCAGGACGAAGACCTTCGCATGGCGTTCCTGTCCATGCAGGGTGTTCAGGACCTTATTGCTAAAATTGTTGACGCCGTGTACACCGCGGCTGAATACGACGAATATCTTCTCTTCAAATATCTGATGATTAAGGGCATTACGCAGGGCCAGATGAAGCCTATCGCCTTTGATTCTGCCGACATGAAGAACGCCGCGAAGAAGTTCCGCGGTGCTTCGAATAAAATCACCTTCATGTCTAAGGATTATAACGGCGCAGGTGTTACCACGGCAACACCTAAGCAGGATCAGTATATTTTCATGGATGCCGATTTCAACGCTGAATACGACGTTGATGTTCTGGCGGCGGCTTTTAACATGGATAAGGCCGACTTCATGGGCAAGCTCAAGCTGATTGACGATTGGAGTACGTTTGATAATGACCGCTTCGAGGTCATTATGGCTGGTTCTGACCAGATTGATGAAGTCACTCAGGCAGAACTTAACCTTATGAAGAACGTCAAGGCTGTCCTTGTTGACGGTGAGTGGTTCCAGGTCTATGACAACATGGATAAAATGACTGAGAAATACGTCGCTTCCGGAATGTATTGGAACTACTTCTATAACGTCTGGAAGACCGTCTCTTTCAGCCCCTTCTCCAACGCGATTGTCTTTGTGGACGATGGTGCAGACACCGCGCTTCCGGAAAGCCTGACTTTCAAGGTGTATGATAAGTCGGTTGACGATTCCAGCGTTGTTCTCACCCTTCTTGCCACTGGCGCGGCTAACCTCAAGCCGGGTAACTATCGCTTTATCCAGACGCAGGACGCCACTACCAAGAAAATTGCGGTCCATCCCTACGGCGCAGTTATTATGCCTAGTGGAACTAACTACGTTGCGGCAATTGACCTTGACGGCACTGGCTATACTGTCGGCACTAAGGCAAGTTCCAACGACACTTATACCAAGGGCAACCTTTCCAGCACGGCGAACGTTGGCGACACTGTCACGTTCTTCAAAGACAGCCTGTTCTAAGCACCAAACAAGGCCCCGGGAAACTGGGGCCTTACTTCTAAGGAGGGGATAACTTGGGAGCATCACCATACACGACTATTAAGCTTATGCGCCGCTATCCTTGTGGGCCTGATTATGAAAATAGTCTGTACTTCGCTAATGTAGTTGCGCAAACAAATTATATGAATACCCTTGTATTCAAAACATTTACAAACCAGTCATTCCAGAGGCCCAGCAGAGGTAGAATCCGCTTGCAAGTTCCTTTCACTGATAGTGAAACGGTGAATTACCTTGCGTGGGACGGAAAGAAAAATCCTAACGTGGCTAGTGATAATTGGTATTATGCTTTTGTCACTGGCGTGAAGTATATCAATGAGGCGGTTACTGAGTTCGTTTATGAAATTGACGTTATCCAAACGTATTGGTTTCTTACTACGCTAAAACGATGCCTTGTTGAGCGCGAAACTGTCGCAGACGATACGATTTATAAAAACTTAATTGATGAAGGAATCGATATTCAAGATTACTATGAATCGGCTAAATATGGCTCCCCTGTTAGCGTTAATGATTTAGTGATGATTGTCGCGGCTACCTACAACACTGACTTTGTGGATAGCGTAGCGGGAAGATTTAACGGATTGTTTACTGGCCTATGTTATAATATGTTTGATTTAACAGATGAAGGTATGCAAGCGGCTATAGACTTTGTAACTATGGCGGCGGCTAAAAATAAAAGCGACGGAATCGTTAGTATTTTCTACGCTCCCAGATTTTTATTTAGTGTAGGGGGCAACTTGCAACAGATTAACCATTCTGTCCCAAAAGACACGTCAATTAAAAGGAGCAACGGAGGCAGTGTTCATAACAATAAATTAAAAGCGTACCCATTTTCATATTTGCTAGTGGTAAATAACGCCGGAGATAGCGTACCATATAAATACGAATATTTCTACGATGCCGACAACTGCACTTTTGGCATTCGTGGAGATAGCACATGTTCCCCGGGTCTAATTATGTACCCTACAGCTTATAACGGATATGGGGAATATGAGACAATAGGGCTTACAGGTTTTCCTATGTGCTCATACACCAATGACGCTTTTAAGGCTTGGCTAGCTCAGAACACTTCTGGATTTATCGGCGGCGCGTCAAAAACTGCCGCTAATACAGTTAGAGCTTTGCAGGCAACTGCAGACGCTAGAGCTTTACAAGCAACCGCAAACGCAATGCATACGGCTAGAGCTAATGCGTGGATAGCTGGTTCAATCACAAACGAAACCTATATGCAGGCAGGAGCTACAGCGGCCAGTATGGACGCATCAGCAGGGGCGGCGGCGTCTGGGGCTGTTGCGGCTGGTGCTGTTGCGCTTGTCAGCGCGGCGGCACTTGTGGGCACTGTAGCGGCGGCATTACAACGGCCTAATATGGCGTATGGTGTTGGTTCTTCTGCTACATTGTATAGCGCGGGTTTGTTGCAGTTTAATTTCATTGCTAGGCGCGTTAATCCTAAACTTATTGATCAAATAGACGACTATTTCGATATGTTTGGATATAAGGTCGCAACAGTAAAAATCCCTGACACACATTCACGCCCTCACTGGAACTACGTTAAAACTGTCAATTGCCAGCTTACTGGCTATTGCGCGAATGGCGTATCTGAAAAAATAAAAGTCATTTTTAATGGCGGAATTAGATTCTGGCGAAACGGTGCAGAAGTCGGCCAGTATAACTTAGACAACCGTCCTGTATCTGCTCAGGTAGCGGATGGTACTATGTCAGTAGAGGAGGCGAAAGCTTATGAAGCTTAAAGAAAAGCAATTTTGGGAATCGGCGGCAATGAATAACGCAAACTTTATGCAGTATTACAACCGCCTGACTGAGCTTGCAATTTCTATGTTCGAATGGAAAAATCTTCCTGACACTGTGGACGTGCGTTTTCTTGAACTTACGCTATTCAGCGACGGTGCCGCCGTATTCTTCCGCGATGAAGCTCTTGGCGAACTAGCGTTACAGGTTGCAATGGGCGGCGGGCTGAACGTGTATCGTGTCCCTGTTAATCGCCGTGCTTATGCGGCTAACGGCTACAACCGAAATTTGAACGACAAGGATTCAGTTATTATTTGGAACAACTATCTGCATAAAAATAGTATGCTTGACGTGCGGATGTTCAGTAAACGGCTGTGGAATCTTGACCGCGCCATAGATGTTAATGCTAACGCACAAAAGACACCGATTGTCATTTGTTGCGATGAACAGGAACGTCTTACTATGCTCAATTTGTATAAGCAGTATGAAGGAAATGAGCCGTTTATTTTCGGTTCACGCAATCTTAACACTGTCGGTGTCAAGGCATTGCAAACAGGAGCACCATACGTTGCATCTCAGCTCTACGAACTGAAAACGCAGATATGGAATGAAGCCCTCACTTATCTTGGCATTTCCAACACTTCTTTCCAGAAAAAGGAACGCCTTATCTCAGACGAAGTACTTCGCTCCCACGGTGGAACAATTGCAAGCAGATATAGCCGACTGGAATCTAGGCGTGAAGCTTGTAGGGCAATCAACAAAATGTTTGGGCTTAATATTTGGTGCGATTATCGGGAAGACTATCAAGTTCCTGAGACTGAAACCAACAGTGATAACGAAGATGAGGAGGGGACCGAATGAGCACATACACAACTGAGGTCCGCTATATCTGCGAGGTAAATGCCGGATATAAAGAAAGCCAAGGTTTTTCCAAGGTAAATGAAATTCTCACTAAAGCCGCGCCTCTTGTGTTCGATTTTGACTTCCCTATTTTTGATGAGGCATACCGTTTGCCTCTTGAAGTCAAGATTCTCAGGCACTTCTATACAAGGGAAATTTGCGCTGAAACTGTTGGCCTTTGGAAGCTGTGGCTAGAGGCGACAATGAATGAAATTATGCCATACTATAACCAGCTTTATAAATCTGAACTTCTTGAATTTAATCCTCTATACGATGTTGATCTCACAACCACCCATAAGGGGAGCGGCACTAATAAAGGAACAGATAAGAGGACTGACGCGCTCAAACAGGCTGGCTCTTATACGCAAGACGGTAAAACAAGCGGGAGCGGGACTGCTAGTTCTCACGTTAGCGCGGACGTCGGAACCACCACGACCAATAGCCGTACCAACAAATATAGTGACACTCCGCAGGGCAGAACAGAAAACTTAACTGACTTGGACTACTTAACAAATTATACAGTTGCAAAAGATGATGATGTTGTAAAAGAACTCACAGATAGGGTTACTGCTGACACCACAAGCGATAGTGGTACTAGCGAAGTAAAGGGCACAACATCTACAGAGAACACCGGCACTCAAACAACTGAGCGTGATATTGCAACAACTGACGATTATGTAAACACTGTTAGAGGCAAATCTGGCGGTGTGAGTTTCGCTAAGACCTTGCAGGAATTTAGAAAAACATTTCTGAATATTGACCGCTTAATTATCAACGACCTAGAGCCTCTTTTTATGGGGCTTTGGTAAATAGGAGGTAAAGATGGCTAACGAAAAGACCGAATTCATCCACGTTGAAAAAATCAGATATTGGTGCAACAAAATTCTTCCTCTGGCTTACGATGATAGTCTAAGTTATTATGAAGTGCTGGCGAAGGTTCAGGAAAAAATTAACGAACTCATTCAGGCCCATAATGAACTTCCTGCCTACATTAAAGAAGCTGTCATTGCGTATGCACATTCGGAAGAATTTAATGATTATATCAAGAGTATTTTTGCCAATCTCGTTGTTAATGTGAAATACCCGCCTGCTGGTCTTAAAGCCGCTGTTGGCGACGGCGTGACCAATGACAGCGACGCTTTCCAAAATGTTCTTGACTATTGCAACGCTAATCATCGTATCATGTTTATCCCTGATGGTAAATACGTTATCACGCGAAAGCTCTATATGTCTTACCCTGTTATTGGTGCTAGCGACGATACCGTCTATATTCTTGCACCGAAAAATACTGTGGTATTCTCCAATGAAACGTATGAAACCGTCACTACGACCACTCCGACCACGGGAGAAGTTGTTAAAACCGAAACCAAAATTACGGGACGGAGCCAGATTGCAAAGTTGAAGAATGTGCATTGCAACCCGGCCAACATTGACTTCGACGCAGACTATATTGAGATTATCCGTGTTAGCGCAAATTCTGTTAAACTGGTATCTCATCAGACTAGCGAATGTTCCCACCTTGGTTGTGCACACCTTGAGACTGACGGTGTTGGTCACAATTTTGAAAACCTTGTATTTAGTGCAACCGCTGACCCTGACATTGAAACAAATCCTCTATCTTTCATCACGCATTGCGGAAACCTTAATGTTAGGAGTACAAAAGCTGGGCCTGGGTATGTTCAATGCGTGTTTGACGATAAGGCTGTTTATCCAATTTCCAGTACATTCATTGGAGACTGCGGACCATATAATGAGGCATTCAATACCAAATATGAAGCACCATGCGCAACATATCTAAGCCGGACCGGGGCTTGGTACATTGTGCGTGGAGAGAATCATTATCAAGTTACAATCACCACAATTTCTGATACTTATGAAATTATGGCTAGCCATGCTACGCTAAAAGGCAACACTGACCTTTATCTAAAGGGTGGAGACAAAACCCTTATTCAGTATCACGGCCCAGACAGTATTACAAACCCTACAGAAACACTACTTGAGACTGCCAAAAACATTAACAGAACTGCAACAACTTCTATCACGGATACTGCGCCGACTGTCAACATTAACGGTAGTTCGAAGGTATCCACTACTAGTGGCGCGTCTAACGTCACTGTTAATACAAGTGGCGTAAAGGCTACTTCCGGAAGCAATTCTAGCATTGAAGCTAATGCTAATGGAGTAAAAGCCGCTTACGGAAACAATTCTAGCGTTGAAGTTAATGCCAGCGGGGCTTTTGTAAAAGACGGAGACAGCGCGGTAGAAGTTAAAACTGACGAGGGCGCAACGCTCAGGGACGGAAGCAATGTTTTTGTTAAGGTCGCTGGTGAACAGGGTGTGTTTATTGAGGGTGACAATAAACCCATCGATATTCACGGCAACGAGGTTAATGCTAGCGGCGATACTGTAGCGGTAACTGGGCCGACAGAAGTTAATGTAGCATCTAAAAACCTTAGACTGCACGACAGTAACAATGCGAACAATTGGGGGATCACTGGCACTACTGGTCTTAGCGGTGAAGGTGCAATTAACATTCGCACGGACACCGCTTCGATTCTTGCAGGTGGAAAGAGAATTGTTGCTAAACCTGTGTCCGAAGCCGCCGTGAAAGCTGGCATAGACCTCACCGCTGGAAAATCCATCATCTACAATCCTAGCTTCCAAGTCCCCGCCAAATTTAATGATTATTTCAATTATGTATCGGCACCTGACGCAACAGGCTCTAACACTAGCAAGCTTTTGTTCGCTGGTGATAAGCTTGCTGAACTGCTTCCGGGCGGTGGTGGAGGCGGTGAAAGCGTAGTGGACGTCACAAATGCGGGTGAAAATAGCCTAGTTGCTGGCGACTCTACTAGTGCCGTCGCTAGTGCCAATTCGCAAAAGCTTAACGCACTTGCTCAGACTGGAAATATCTTGTATTTCCCGGGCGGGCTGGTGTATAACTTCGGCGCAAATGATAAAGTTAGTGCATTCCATGGAATTACAAGTTACAAGAACGGTATGAGTGCTAGACTTGTTAACCTTGACTTGCAATCGCTTGCTTACGAAGATAGCACAGTTGTATTGGACGGTTTCGAAATTGACCATGTTAAAATCTCTAATCGCATGGTTGACATTAAAAACTGCCGCTTGAAAACTGATAGTAATATTATGCTTACCCTTTGTAGTGGAAGTATTAGTAACTGTTCCACTTTCGGAAGTACTGGACTTCGGCCTGATCTTTATTTGACTAATTGCAGTTCTATCAAAATTTACGGCCTTCAAGACTTTTATGATATTGTTGGTTCATCTTGCGCTAAGATTGAAATTACCAATTGCGAACTAAATACAGTTGCCCTTTATAACACAAATGATAACGTCAGAATTACAAATAATTTCTTCAGTAGCGATAGTGCAGAGCAAAACATTCTCGCTATTTCTGCCATCAGTGGTGGAGAAGCAGACAGCATTTTTATTACTAATAACACTTTCTATCACACTAACGAAATTCCTATTGGCGGTTATATGTTGAGCCTGACGTCATGCAAAAACACTTTCATTACAAACAACGCGTTTCAAAATATCGACCAGACAAACGACAAGCCAATCATTCTTTCTGGCGTTGGTATTTTTGCTTTTAACACTCTAGACAGCCAGGAGGCAATAGCTAATATCATCAGCGCTGGAGCTTGTGACGTGTTTCACAATTATAACGGTTCCTGGGCCTAACCGAATTTATAGACCGCCCTTAATTGGGCGGTCATTTTTATTTCAATGAACGAATAGAACAACTATTGCGCAAAAATGACAAGGGTGGTGCTTGCAAACCTAATACACCC